CGTAGCAACAGGTCCAATTGAAAAATTTACAGTCGAGTTAGCGGGTTCGGGATATACTGTTAGTGCCACCGCAGAAATAGGAGTAGATACAACAAACAGTGGTACTACTGGTTCAGGAAGTGGAGCAACATTCAAGGTATCATCTTTACTGTCTCATAATCTTGTTCCTTATTTTGGACAGAGATTACTCAAAACCATAGAACTTGAAATTGGTGGTCAAAAAATCGACAAACATTATTCTGAATGGTTATATATATGGAATGAACTTAGTATGCCTGTTGGCAAAAAAGATGGATACATGACTATGGTTGGTGGCAACGCAACCAATAGTGCTGTTCCATTAAAAGGAGGCGAGAGTTACGAAATTACTGTTCCTCTTGAATTTTGGTTCTGTCGCAATGTTGGACTCGCTCTTCCTTTGATTGCCCTCCAGTATCATGAAGTTAAAATCAATATATCTTACGCTAATGACAAAGATATTGCTGTGGTTTCTGGCGAAGCTTCTAATTTCAAATTACAAGATGCCGGGTTATGGGTAGATTACATCTTCCTTGACACTGATGAACGCAGACGTTTTGCACAACTTTCCCACGAGTACCTTATTGAACAATTACAATTCACCGGAACTGATAATATCGAAGCAGGAAGTTCTTCAATGAAGAGCGTGAGAATGACTTTCAATCATCCTTGCAAAGAACTTTTATGGGTAATCAGAGGAAATGAAACAGGTGGTAAATCGCCACATTGGAATAATTTCACTGACGAAGTTGACAATGATAAACGTATCATTGGTAAAAATCCTGTAACTAAAGCTAAAATGCAATTAAATGGAAATGACCGTTTTGCTGAACGCGATGGCACCTATTTCTCTGTTGTACAACCTTATCAACACCACGAGTGCACTCCTTCAGTATACAATGGTGGTATCAATGTGTATTCCTTCGCTCTTAAACCCGAAGAACATCAACCTTCTGGTACCCTCAATATGTCCCGTATCGACACTGCTGTATTATCAGTACAATCTAACATAGCAGGAACCATATACATCTATGCTGTAAACTACAACGTTCTCCGTATTCTATCAGGAATGGGTGGTCTTGCTTATTCCAATTAAATATAAAATCTTATTTTTTCATATTTTATCAAAAATAAAAAATTTGCTATTGACTATATTTGTAACCATGGTAGTATATTAATACGTTGTTGAATTTAGTTTCACTAATATGTTACTAGTTTGATTTTCTAAATCTTCTATTTTGGTCATCATGTGTTTGAACGCACCATATAATGACATCTGAATTTGATCAGTATCTATCGACAAACAATCGTTAATAACCTGTATTTTATTTTGTTCATTATCATAAATCGTCATTGGTTTTATAATAATATTTTTTGGAAATATTTTTTCTACATCTTGTGCAATATATCCTAATCTGTATTTATCTCTATTCGATATCCCATGAATTCCATCTATAAATTTGTATCTGTTTAACGATAATTTATGTATATTGTCATAACATAGTTTATAATCTGCCTCTGATATTTCTGTTTTGATTCTTTTATCACTAGCAATAGACCAATTAGTTGTATTTGTAAATTGATAGTTATTTCCATTTCTGTTACATTGTATTTGATATCCAGATGAAGTGCTTACTGGTGTTAAAATATTCATATCTAAATTTTTTGATATTATATTACCTTGAATTGTTAAATCTCCACTAACATCCAAACTATTATCTATTTTCAATTGCGGATCACTTCCTTCATAACCATATATATACCAAGATCCAAAAGTAGCACTTTGTACCAATTTCCCCCCAACATCATTAAGAGCGAATCCAAAATATTTATAAAATACATCTGAATCTATATCAGCACCTATTTTACCATTAGCATCCCAATTCATTATTGCAGTTGAATAAAACAATTCATCCCATTCAATACCATTTTTTGACCCATATATTTTGAAAATTTTCAAAGTCTCTGATGTCGCACTACTAAATTCAAATCTTGACATTTTTACAAATATTCCATCTGGTAGTTCAAGTGTAACCCACCAAGCATGAAAATCATCAACAAGACCATTTGAGTCAGTTGCTCCAAAACCAGAACCAATATATCCTCCGTAGTGCAATTGTCCTGGACTCCAATTTTCAGAATCACTAAAAAGTCTATATCCATGCATGTGATGATTCATTTCTACCTTGTATGTGCCATTGCCATATGCTTGCTCTGATACAACATGTAAACTGGATCTTCCTTCAACAGTACTAGCATCATATGTGAAGTTATGAACCGGTGGATACATACGAACTTCATCATTTTTATTAAAAATTGTAGCAAATGGATCAAAAAGTGAAATGTTATTTGTTTTTATATTCAGCGAATGAATATTGGATGAATTAAAAGTATCTTGTTGTACTGTTTCTATAACTTCACCTGATATATTTATGCCATTTCCTGCTGTTAAAATATTCTGTTTATTGTCTAATTGTGATTGAATGTTATCATTAGTTCCTTTCAAATGACCTAGTTCAGACACAGTAACATCATTAAGTTTTCCTTCGATTGTTAAATCTCCATGTACCGTGATATTGCTAGTAATGAGATTTCCAAGATTATCAACAGTTATAACAGATGTAGTGTCTTTATAAATCTCTACAATATTTCCTTCTTGACTTAGTTCTGTAATTTTTAAAATAGGGGCATTGCTAGTGTTATTACCAATTAAATCCAAGTTTTCAGCACTATAAGAATCTGTGTTTATAGATACAGTAGTACCATTTACACTCAAATTACCGTCTACAACTACATTTTGTTTGAATTCAACATCGTTTTGAAATAAATTATTTATCTTATTCAAAATATCGTTGGACGTAAATTTGGATAAACTATTGATGTGTGTAATATAACTCATTTAAACGCACCCTATTTCATTTGAAGAAATATTTTTGATTTTTCGATTAAAAATCCCTATTTACAACAATATCATTGAAACCAATGTATCCAGAAAACGCGGATTGAATTCGGAAGATTCTGTGAAATATTACACCGAGTGAAATAAACATCAAGAAAATTAATAACAGAGACACAATGTATTGCAAACTTGTTCTCTTCGATTTGTCTTTCATTTCTAAAGGATTTGACCAAAGTATGTAATGAACTATAAATGCTATAAAGAATGTAGCAACTAGGTCAAATATTGCCATATTATAGAATCGATATTTACGCAAATCTTGTAAATTCATTATGTTATGTTTATATTATATATAGATAATAAAATACTGTGTTACAAAAAGAATAAAACTTATGTTTTTAAGAAATTAGAGTAGAAATGTATTACATATATTCACTTCTTGTGGCTTCGTTCATTTTTGCACTTATACAATATCATGAATATGATAAAAATAAAAAAACATATAATCTATACACTGTATCAAATCTGGTTACATTATTAATCATATATCTAATATTGACGATAGCGTTTTATACAATGTTTGAAGTTGATTACAAATGTTTGAATAAAATTCAGAAAAGACCAATACATGGTGGTGAACCTGTAATACAGGTTGATTATTTGAAAAAAATATCTGACGATGTATCTACTGGATTTCGCCCATCTACGTCACTATAATCAATAAAATATATATAAATAAAATAGTTATACCTTTTATTAACAATGAAATTGGAATTGAAGAAATTTGACCCTGCCAAAATTGCATCTGATTCGGTTGTTGTATTTATTGGAAAAAGAAATACAGGGAAATCATACTGTATGAAAGATATTCTCAATTATCATAGAGATATTCCAGTTGGTGTTGTTATAAGTCCGACAGAAAGAGCAAATGGATATTTTGAAAAATTCATTCCCAAAATGTTAATATATGACGAATGTGAAGAAAGTACTTTGAAGAAATATTTAGATCGTCAAATAAGTATAACAACAGAAAGAAAAAAAGAGATAAAATTAACAGGAAGTTCTAGAATAGACGCGCGATCTTTTTTAATTTTAGATGATTGTTTATATGATAAAAAGTGGATAAACAATATCAATATACGATCTATTTTTATGAACGGACGTCATTATAAAATATTCTTTCTTATTACTATGCAACATGCACTTGGTCTGCCTCCTGTGTTAAGAAATAATATTGATTATATTTTCATTTTCAGAAACAATATTTTAAAAGAAAAGCAGAAAATATACGACAACTACGCTGGAATGTTTCCATCTTTTGAAGCATTTAATCAAGTTATGAATCAAACTACGGAAAACTTTGAATGTTTAGTAATTGATAATAAAATTCAAAGCAATAAGTTGGAAGATCAAGTTTTTTGGTATAAAGCAAGCGAATCTAATTTCAAAATGTGTAGTCAAGATATTTGGGAACTACAACATCTTGAAGACGAACGCAGTAATCTACGTGGATTTGAAGAAGAAGCAGACGACGAACCATATGATTCGGGAGTATTTACAAAAAAGAAAAGTACAAATATAATAAAGGTAAAAAAGACAAATCCTTCTTATAGATAAGACGACATTTTGAAAAATAGTACATTTCTGTCGATTTTTCAAAATAATAATAAACTTTAATTTATTTTTAAAAAAAGAGTGAAATGTACTATTTTTCACAAAGATAGAATTAAACCTTAATCGCTTGTTATTTTGTTTTCTTCACATTCCTTTGTATCATCTATATCAACTATATTGTATATATTATCAATATTTTCGCACTTGTGTTGAGTGTTTTCAACATTAGTCATTGAAATAGATTGTTCATTTTCTGAATTGTTAATCATTTGCATGAAACTTTTATATTTACATGAATAAGAATCATACAACAAATCTCTGTATTTTTTGTATTCTTGAAACATATCTAATATAAATGCTTATTTGTGAAAAAAGAAAGTTTCTTTTTCTTTTCATTTATTTCATTATCAATTTTTACAATTTTTACATTCAAATCTTCTTCAGTATTTTTTTCATCACTCGACGATGATTCTGGTTCTGAATCAAGATCTGAGGAACTACGATCACTCTGAAAATTTACCGTATGTATCTCGTCTTGTGATTTTTCAATTTCTTCATATTCTCCAATATCATCACTTGAATTATCATTCATAATTAAATTCTGACCTTCGTGTTCATTTGGAGCATCTTCTTGTTCATCTTCAGCATCTTCTTGTTCATCTTCAGCATCTTCTTGTTCATCTTCAGCATCTTCTTGTTCATCTTCAGCATCTTCTCGTTCTTCTCGTTCTTCTTCATCATCTTCTCTTTCTTCTTCATCATTTTGTTGTTCATTTTCATCATCTTCTTGTTCTTCTACATCATTGTTTAAATCATCCGTTCCCTTGACATTTCTTTCTGAAATTTCGTTACTACATTGTGCAAGTTCCTCAGTTTCACAAGAAATATTCTGTATTTGAATTTCATTATTTGTTTTTGTTGATTTTGGTTTATCCTTCTTGTTTTTTTTGATAGATTTGTTCATCAATCTATTCAAATATTCTATAGTTGATTTACCATTTACATATTGATTTAAAGTTTTGTTAATGATTTTTTTGATATTGAATTCAATAATATTCATATTATTTTGTATTTCAACAGATTTCAAAGATTGTGTAAACAAATAAGCATGTTTCCATGCGAAATCTGAAACATTTACAAGACATCTGTGAATGAAATCTTCTAATGAAGGTATCATGATGTTCATGTGATTAATTTTTTTATGATATTCAAAAAACTTAATTTTTAAACATGTCTTAATATAAATGTTCAATAAATGAGATATATCATATGAAATATTTTTTGTAATTTCTTTTGTTTCTTGTTCGATTATATAATTATTCCATTTTGAAATTTCCTGCAATTCTTGTTGAAATTTTTTAAGACCTTGTTTTTGATTTGTTGTAAAAATTTGATAGATTCTTTCAGATATAGGAACTGATAATATGTCTTGTAGTAATTCACCTATATCTTTTTTTGTATCAACGAGACTCTGAAGCATTTTGATCCTTTACTGAGATATAAAAGAATGCAATGCTTTATATATTGCGCAATTTTCCACGAACATTAGAATTGGTATATTTTATAATATTTTTAAACGTATCTGATACTATGTGGTCTGTTTTTGTCAATGTTTTAACCCCTTTTGTTTGTATCATAATGACACATGGTCCTTTAAAATGAAATCCATGTTCTAACTTAGAATACTTCGTGTTATCGTGACACGCAACAAAGTTATTTTTGCTTACAGTTAATTCTTCGTCTGATTTTATTGAAATGTCATCATAATTACCACAACATGATAACCAAATATATCCAAAATCTCCATTTTGACAATTAGCAACATAACAATCAGATTGATTAATCATATGAATATTTTCAGTATGTGCTACAAAACTTTCAACAGATAATCTGTATTTATTTCCAAATGCTATTTTTAATGGAATAATGGTATCACCAAAACCAGGTCCAATGACAAGGTGTGAATTTTTTGAACAAAGACAATAATAACATTCACCCTTATCATCATATGATAATGCTATATTACCTCTAGAATATACATATGATGTGTTTTTACAAACAATTGTTGTATCTTGTTTAGGTTTTATGTGAACATTGTGATAATAATCTCCTATAATTTTCGTGTCAACAAAAATGTCATACATTTATGATACTATACCTACAATGGGATTTATATTTATATTAAAATCATTTTTCGTTAAAGATGTCATTACATTACCATCCAGACGATTTACAAACGCATTCTTTTTATCAGATGCTGGAAGTTTACAAACATTTTCAACATTAGGAGAGTTTTGATATATTACATTGACATTTCCTGTCTTTCTAATAGGAATACTATCTCCTATCAATTTGTTTGTTTTCATATTTATATTTTTCTTGTCAACTGGAATATTCACACCTCCTGCATTTGGAGTATGACCAGCAGCAATTAGTTGTTGTTCTCTTGTTGGGTCTATTTCCATATTTTCATCTGCTTCTCTACTTACTTGTCTATGATCATTAATGGATTTTGCAATACCAATTTCTTGATTTTCCACAGTAAATTGTTTATGTGTATTCTTAAGTTCTACTTCGGATGTTGCATATCCCCCAAGAATACTATTTATAACACCACCAATGAATCCTAATTCGTTATTACCCTTGATAGTTGTTTCTTTAATAGTTTTCTTTGCTACAACTTCTGGATCATACGTGTGTACTTTGTAAACTGCTTTTCCGATGTTTCTTACAGTATCTATAACCGGCAATGTTTCTTTATTTGTAGTTTTTGCCTTATCGTCGTTTGCAAGGTATGAATTTTCATTTGCTGTTTTGACATTTAAAAATGTACTATCGTGAACAAGAGTTTCTTTTACTGTTGTTTTAGCAATGTCATTTAAAGCAGAATACGTACCATCGTGACCTGTAAGATTCAAAGTATCACTATCATGTACTGTGGTTTCTTTCACAGTAGTTTTAAGAAGATCATTTGGATCATGAACTGTTAATTTATTTGGAATTTGTGCAACAGCATTACCTCCCTCAGATCTCGCCGAATCTACAAGATATTCTTTAGTAGAATATTTAAGAACATCCATAACAGGACTAACAATAGCTTTAATTGTGCTTGTTACATTTGAAACAACAGTTTTTGTCTGAGTTTCTTGTCTCTCTGTATTATATACCATGATATTGCTTTTACCATGATCATCACCCAAAGACATTCCTTTCAAAAATTCAAATTTCACAGGACCAGTGTATTCCTTGTGTGTATTTCTTCGATTTACTGCTTTGACAGCAAGTTCTGGTCTCAAAGAATTCTTTTTGATATATGAAGAAGTACCAATGAGGTCGCTTAGTTTTTGAATGTATGTTCTCTCTGGTTTGTTCTTTCTCAACGGATTAACAACACCACGTTGTTCTGTTCCTTTTATAGGTGCTCTATAATCCATGGGAAAAAATCCTGTTTTTTGATTGATTTTTGATCTTAACTCGTTCATAACTCGAGGTCTTGCGTATTCTAATGAATTGTTTTGTTGAAAACCACCACTACCTTTATTAGTATATCCTTGATTTAATCCTGGACCAACGCGAATAGATTCAAATGGTGTTACACTTTGTTGCATTTCAGATAAAACTAATCGTCTTTTCAAAAAATCACTTTCTGATTTAGACCCATTAATATTGTGATATCCGGCAACTGGTAGACTAAAAGGTTCTATCTCTTTCTTTTGAATGTAAAATTTATCAACTCCTGTATTAAAATCCAATTTTTGTGTAAATTTTTCTACATTTGTATTTTGTGTAATATTTCCTTTTAAAAAAGGTTGCATATTGTTGTGATTGAAATCCTTTGTATTGATTTTTTCCCCAGTTAAAGACATCATATTATCTTCTTCATCGTCGCGAATTTCAGAAAATGTTGAAGCAGTTGTTGGTAATGAAATAACCCCTGTTTTTCCAGGGTTTTTAGATTTTTTATTTAATTCAATGCCTCTATCGAACCGATCCTTTTGAACAGTGTCTAAATATTTTGATTCGTATATATTTTTCATCGATGGTTTATCACCGGGGTATAATTCCATCATTGGTTTCTCTAATCATTAAGGGATAAAAAATAGTATTATAAAAATACATATTGCTTTGTTATCGTGATATTTCAAAGCATTTGCAAAAATAATTAAATTTTTTGTAGTATTGATTCCAATATATTCTTAGGTGTGTCGTCACTAGAAAAAACAACATTTTTTCGACATTGTATTTTCTGTAAAATGTCAAATAACTGAGATAGTAATTCTTGAAAGTGAACAGGTTCAATTTTATCCAGAATTTCTATATTTTCCAAATCAAACTTTACAATTTTTTTACTTTGAATAATATACTGTTTAGAAAACAAGTTATATTTGAGTGTATGTTGTCTAATAAAACTATTTTCAAAAAATACATTAGATATATTCAAATTATTTATTCTTATATTATGTACAAACAATAAATAAAACATACTAAGAACAATTTGATGGTATATTTCGTTATTTAAAAGAACTTCATAATGTTCTAAAGGAGTATAGTATTTACGAATAACAACTGATATATCTTCAAAATTTCCTTCGTCGTTACAAATGTCATAATCTTCATCACTTAGATATTTAAAGATATCGCCTTCATACTCAAAATAACAAATTGGTGTTATTATATTTTGGTGTTTTATTTTTTTTAATATACCATAATCGTTTCTCATTGACATATCATCCCAAGAATTAACTTTCATAACATATCCCTCAAATTCACGAGAAGTTGTTAACAACAAATGTTTTTTATGATCAAAAAATCTTAAGTCTGGATTATTTATTAGATCTCTCCATTTTGCAACAGATATATGTATATTTTTTTTAAAAATCATATATTATATTTGATATAATATTTATTTATACTGACTTACATTTTACATTATAACCAAATGACCCATATGGGTTTCCAGGGGCAAATACGTGTTGAGCGTTTCCTTTTTGCCATTCGCTACCATCTGGATTAACTAAAGTACTATTGGGGAAAAATACATCTTGGTCTTGAGGTGTTTCAAAAATTGGTGTGTGATTATCTTTTGCTACCATTCTATAGTTGACAGGAACTCTGTCAAAACCTTCGATTGCTCTTTCTTGTGGATCATAACACAACCATTCCCATCGATTAATACCCGTTCCTTTCAATGTACTGGCGGGATTAGACATTCTTGTATCTTCTCTTGGTGCCAAGCATGTTCTTGGATTTTCTTGACCATTAACTATACAACCACTCGATGGTTTGTATGAACCAGGTGTATATTGGTCTGCATTACACTTACTTTTTTTGTAGTTTATTCCTAAAAGTTCACTTGAGTCATCAACGGCAGTTTTCATGGAACATGTATTTGGTCCATATGATTGAAAACGTATAGATGGATCATTAGGTATAACTCTACAAGGAGAACAATCATTATAAGGAGTATTCAATGAATATAAACCAGGTCCAATAGTACGTTTTAGTTTTTCAGTATAACTACAACTGTCTTGACTCAATCTTGTATCAGATGGTTGATTCATATCAATTCTTCTAATAAAATAATATATTTTTATATTAACATTTGTCGTAATTCATTTTAGGAGGGAGTGGGATACTTCTGTACATTATAGATTGGCACACGGGAAGATGAAGCATAGAAGTATCTATTGGTGGTGTTTTGTCATTTTTGATAATACCATCGTTAGTAGGAACATACATATTGTCTCCACATTTCGAAACATATCTTGTTTGTCCTCGTAATTCGCTATCAAGATCCACTAAATTTCCTTTGATATGCGAAACCGAAGTTCCGCCAACAAATCCAAGTTGATGTCTACATTTTGATTGATTTTCAAAATTTAAAGGAGACAAAACATATCCTAATGTACTAACATTATTTTGCAAGTTTTGTTTATAAGAACAAGTATCATACTTTGTTCTATTGAAACTCATTATCTAATAAATAAAGATACTTTTTTATGAAATCTTTTGATAGTGTTTATTGAATTTTACCTTATTTACATACGATCTTGTGTCTTCACCGCCCCTTTGCCACGATGGAACAATGTTGTCAGGGTTTTGAACATCTTTAATACAATCCAACATTGGCATAAATTGATTTGTTGTCTGTTCCATAATTGATTTATTGCATTTTATTTCTTGACGAGAATCCATTCCCCCAGATGTTACCGGTGCATATCGTGTATCACTTCCGGATAACACATCTAGTTCTTTGTTAATATCACCAGTTTTTCCAGTTAATCTAGGACCTCCGGCAAATGTTCTTGTAATTAATTGTATAGGACATCTATCTCTTGTCATTGATTCTTTATTAACACGTAAAGAAGAATAAGAATCAATTAAATAATCGTCAGAAACACCATATCCATTACGTGCATGTAGATTAACATGATCTAAAAGAAAATCAGGCATACTACCGTATTCTTTTTCTTTTCTTGATGTGTCATTATTATATAATGAGTATTGTTCAAGAATAGAATTATTTTTGTCTTTAGCATTCATCCAGCATGTATCTGAATTCAAATGAACATTCGCATTGTATGTTTTATCCATGTTCCTATCTTATTTTAATAAATAAAAATATAAAAATAAATTATATTCGTAAATCACGATACATATTATTAAAACATCTAATGCCATTGTTTTCTTTACAACTTGCTCCTCTATTATACAACCAATTTGCAAAAATTGATTGATCGTTTGGTATTTTACTTCCAGGAACTGTATAGAATTGGCGTTTTCCAGTATCTCTATTATAAAGATCGTCTGAGTTTATAAACATACCCTCATCGTATATCTTATTAATATTTGCCTCAACTTCAGGTGTGAAAGATTGACATGCTCCTGTTACATCACTATCATAAAAAATATCCATATTTGACACCGAAGGGTTCATGAATGGATTATCTTTTGTAGGGCGTGTGCATATTTTATTATCAATAACATCTATTTTATTCTCGACTAAAAATTCTTCAGTATCTTTTCCGAAATCATCTATATATCTTTGAATAATAAATATTAATAGCACCAATATAATCATTAAAAGAATAATTCTCGAATCATGTAATACAAGTGATAATACTAGACAAATAAATATAGTCAGACGAGTTAATGCATTTGTTTTTTCATCAAACGACATATCGCTCGTAGGAAACAATTCGGGTTTCATTAACAAAGAAATATCTTGTGTCCAAAACATTTTTTCTCGTATCTATTTAATTTAAATTATTTTTATTCGTCTTTCTTTTCTAAAGCATGTTTTTGCATAAGTTTCTTTTTCATTTTCTTTGCCTGCGCCATTTTTTTCAATGCACCCTCGTTATAACTTGTCTTTGTGCCTTTAGACGACTTCTGTTTTTTGGCCATATCTTTGAAAAGATTATCCATATTTTTATCACCACCTCCCATCATTGCAGACATCATATTCATAATATTTCCAATATCTGGAGAGTTTCCAGCGTTTCCAGCATTTCCATTTGATTTTCCAAACATACCGGGCATGACAGATGCAAATTTCATCGCATCTTCTATCAAATTATCTTGTTTTAATTCACCGTTTGAAATTTTGTTTGCCATCTTTTGACTTACATTAGAGATTATATTAGCAAATCCACTATCGGGATCACCAATTGCTTTCAATATATCACCATTCTCGCCCATAGATTTTTGTAATTTTCCAACATCGACATCTTCGAGAATTTCTTTTGCTAATTTTCCAATGGATGTATCTTCAATAAATTTCATATCAATTCCTGCCTTTTCTTTTATATTTTCGTTTTTCATTGTATGTAGATCCAAAAGAACCTTCTTAACCTTGTCGTCTTCTAATTCATTTATCATCTCTGTATTATTTTGAGTTTGTAATAATTTCACCATTTTTTCTGTCAGTTCTTCTGACATTTCTTTTTGAAAAATGTAAAAAACACTCATGAAATGACTCACTAGATATTTGTCTTTCATAATATCTTGAATTGTTTCAATAGTAATTCCTTTGTATAATTCGATATTTTCATTATCTTCTAACCAAGTGTTCATATTTTCAACATATTGATCCCATAAATCATCAGAAATTACAGATTTAATATAAGTTGTATATTCATCTGATTTTTTGTCAAATGTCGAATAATTTTCCTTGATTGACTTAAGTATATCGACAGCATCTTGATTTGTTTCTCTTGACTCTTTCGATACAGTTTTGATTCTTTTCAAAAAATCAATATAATATTGGTTAAAGATAAATGACGACGACATTTCTGCTTACTAAAAATATTGAGATATCTCTTTATATAACTTTTAGTTGAATTCGGATGCTCTTTGCTTCATTATATCTTCCATTGAAGGAAGATTTTTCTTATCACTGTTGTTATTTGAAAATTTATCGATTGTTTCCTGAGAAATTGTACTTTCCGACTCATTGATTATATCCCAACTATAGTTGTTGTTTGACAATGAATTTTCGTTTTCATCAATGGGAGAAAATTTTTCAGACATTATTGTTCCTAATGAAAACGACATTGGTTCATTAGCACTTTCACTGGATAAATCTCCTGGTTTGTTCATATTTGATTCTAGTTTTTTATCGTCTCTTGAAGATTGTCCAGAAAACAACACACCTCTGTTTGGAAGTAGCAAATAATCAAAAACCGCTTTTCCAAAAAGATACTCCTTTGTATTTACAAGTAAAAGTGCCGGAACAGATTGAATTTTAGGATCTATTGGTTTATTCAATGTTCTAAGTAAATCTATTGACACTGTCTTAATTCTCTTCTCTTTATCGTGACGTGATATTGTTTCCAATAAAACATTACAATGTTGACAGAATTCACTGTAAAATAGTATCATTGCTTCTAAGCAATCAAACAAATATTGTTCTTATATCCATATATAATCGACATTATCGATGATAATTTAAAAAAAATCGCTCCCAACAGGGTTTGAACCTGTGACCTAGAGGTTAACAGCCTCTGAAAATATTAAGAAAAAAGTTAGAAAAATGATTTATCAAAGCAAAATTGATAAAATTAAATAGCAAAAATGTAAAAAACTTACCTCGCTCTACCTACTGAGCTATAGGAGCGATGTGTGGGATTCCACCCACAAACTATATAATTGATCAAATCTTTAAATACTTTTTGATTTAATCTTTTAATTTATTTGTGAAATAATTTCTCACAGCAGTTTGGTTTATTGTATGAATTTTGTTCTCAATATAACGAGGATCTTCTTCCAAATTTGATTCCATTAGTCTATTATAAAGTATATTCTGAACTCTTTCATCTTCTAATTGAATATTATTAAACGTATCTTCGTAATTAAACAATTCCTTGGAATAACTTTCATGTTTCGAAACATCATATTGAGGTAAACTACTTTTGTTCAATCCCTGAATATTGGCAATATCAACATAGAGTTTGTCTTTGTGTATCTCTCCAATAAGTTTAATGAAAACTATATCTAATTTATCTGAGTTTAAAACAAACAGTAAACGTAAATAATCTGCATTTTCCATGTCTTTTTCATGAAAGATGATGTCAAAATCTAATAAGACATGTTTTTTATTATTTTTATCAGTCTTACATTGGCGAAACTGACTATCTACTATGATAATATGTTTTGTTTGTTTGTCGATAATGTCCTGCAAATAAGATTGTATGTTTTGGTTTACATCATTTATAATATTTTCATTATACATTTTACTGTTCCATTTAGACCATTCGATTCCGTCAATATATTTGATAACAGACAATAACGAAGAATTTGGTATTTTTCTCAAGAATATATTTCTATAAAACTTTTCTCTGTCGTCACATTTATGAGATTCTTGAACCACAATAGTATCTCTGTAAATATTAGGATTGACTTTCTTCTTCAAATTGTCATTATTGGTAAATTCTTCATATAAAATATATAATGTTGTAGATATTGAAAGATATACAACTATTATAAGTATAATTACTTTGAATAAAATGTACATTCTTCTTTACTAAAATAATATATTTATTTTACCTATTTATTATTATTTTCATATTATAGAGAATATATTTATAAAAACCATGTTTAAAAGAATGTTTATTGCTATACTTATGTATGTTATTGCTTTGTTATCTATTTTTTTGTTCAAACCAGCAATGATGTTTGATGAAAGAGGAGAACTCAAGCACTTTTCATTTAATGAATCCGAAACAAATGGTTCATTATTGAATATAGAAATCGTATTATGTACACTTGCTATACTATTTTATTTCATCATGATTGCTATTGAACTTATCTTATATTAAAGATAAATATATTATTGAATAAAATGGATATTTCTGAATTATGTGGAAACAAAGATCAATATAATAATATAATATCTTGGATTTCTGACCAAATAAATGATTATTCTGGCAAAATTTCAATTTCTAATTTATTGTTTGTCTGTGGTAATTCAGGAATAGGTAAGACATACTCTATTCAAAAAATATGTAATTCATTTAATCTTGATATCATAAATATAACAATCAATACATGTATTTCTTCATCAGAATTGAATGATAATATAATCAAAGTATCATCATCTTCGCTTGTTCAAAAACTTACAAATCAAAACAAGAAGAAAATAATATTAATAGACGAGTTTGAATCAATGATGGCAATAGATAGAACAATCAACACTACACTTTTAAATATTTTATCACAATCCAAAATTAAGAAAATTCCAATAATATGTATATCTTCAAGCGAGAATGTAAAAAAACTGGGTACACTCAAGAAGAAATGTAAAATTATAGAACTTACTTTACCAACAACACAAGAAGCATTTCGTGTTATCAAACGTTCACTACCACAACGTGATGATAAAGAAATAAATAAAGTCATAAAAGAAAGTGATTGTAATTTGTCTCACTGTTTTCATAAATTACAGGATTCGAATTTTACGTCAGACAACATTGATGAAATAATGAATATTGACAACTTATATGGAAACTCTTATAATATAGATTATATTATCAGAGTTTTATCTAATGATGTTTGGTTAAATCCATTGAGGTTTCATGAAAATTTGATTGCTGAATTAAGTAAAAGAAAAACAACAATTAAAAAAAGAAATGATTATTATCTTTTATTCATTAAAAATATCATTGTTTTTGACATACTTATGAATAACAATTTACATGACAATGGTTGTTGTTTTTTTGCTTATTTAATGTATCCTCTAAAAAATTTATCTTTGAAACCAAATGTAAAGTCAGATATTTCAAAATTTACGAAAATTTTAAGTTACTTATCTCTGCAAAATAAGTATACCAAAAAGTCATATTCAACTTCATTTCCTTTATATCAAATAAGTAACTACCATGTGAACACAACAAGAAATTATATGTTCTTTAATTAGATAGATACATTTATGGACGGATACAATGTAGATAACCGACGATTCGATGAAAATGTCAATAGATATAATGACAACTTTAGAAGAGATATGTCTGATCGAAATGCTATAGATGGTTATGACGATGATCAAAATGATATTGGTCCTGATTTTGACGATAATGATGTACCTGATAATGATCCAAGGGATGATATCGATATGCCAAATCCCACCGAAATGCCAGATATTCCATTGAATGAACCAGAAAAAAGATTAAATTCGAAATCGTCAAAACAATCATCTTCGAAAAAATCTTTTCTAGATGATATAATAGAAAAGGTCAAAGACACTACTACAGATATTCAAAATTCAACAGAAGATATGACAAGTAGAATGACAGATGCATTTGACAAATACCCAAATAAAATGCTTGTGATTGGCGGACTCGTATTTGTGTTGATACTCTGTGTGTTTATTGCATATGGATTATATTCATTAATATCGTACTCTGTATTTAATCAATCGAAAATTGTTTTTGAACAAACAAAGGTGCCTGTTCTAGGACATAAATACAGCAAATACGAAATAACAAATTTTAATACCACAGGGAATGGCAAAAGACGTTCATATACATTTTGGATGTATATTCATGATTTAAATAAATACAACGGATCATATCGTCACGTATTTCATATTGGTGATGCAGGTGATATACGAAGAGCAAGTCCATATGTCTTCTTGGATAGCACTGAAAATAAATTATATGTCAGATTTGGTGCTTTAGAAAATGATACATTTACAAAATCATATGAATCTGTTCAAAATCTTTCGGTATCTGATCTTCATGAATTCATGCAACAAGGTATAACAATCCCATATATTCCCATTCAGCGCTGGGTACATATTGGTGTTGTTGTTAATGAAAACTCAAATGGTGGTAGCATAGTAGCATATGTAGACGGAGATGTTTCAAAAATAACAACATCAGGAGATATCACACCTGGTGGGAAAGTTGTCAAGATTTCGAATTTAAATTTAGATAAGATGGGAAGTTTACATGTCGGTGGTTCTTTCGAATCAAGTCATGGACCCGGATTTTCTGGTTTGATTTCAAAAGTTACTACATATAACTATGATTTGAATAATAAAGATATTTATGCTGACTATAATCAAGGTCCATTGAATGGTGTTCTTGCAAAAATGGGTTTAGGAAGTTACGGGTTAAGATCACCAATCTATCAAATTGCTTAAAATAAATATATATTAAATATAGAGTATAAAAATGAATTTTGCACATATTCTTCAAGTCATTCTTGCAATAATATTTGTTTTGATTCTTCTTGTTATATTGTATTTGGTATTTAACTATGAAAGCATATCAAATATACAAAATGCTATGTCTATTCAAAAACACATTGTTTTATTTGATGGCATAATGGATTTCAATACAACTCAATGGAGTTTCGATACATATAATAAAACAAAACCATCGTACAAAGATTTGTCTCCTTCCATTAATCAGAATGGAGGTGCAGAATATTCTTATAATTTTTGGATGTACAAAGATCATTCGGGTTTGTCAAATGTAATGTCATCTGATATTGTTTTATTATTACGTGGTAACAAAATGAAAATTCCATATATGAATAATACAAATTGTGAATTAACAAATAATGGAACTTATATTCTGGTAAAAAATCCAATGATAAGAATGAAATCAGATGGATCTGCTATAATAGTCGAATATAATACATTGACAAACCCAGATGCCTACAGAGAAAATGGTAAAAATGCAATAAATTGTTCTACAGGTGCTTGGGAAGACAAAAACAAAGGTCTTTTGGGTATCTATAATTTGAACGATTATACCTATGACAAAAAATGGTTTATGTTTACCGTTGTTTTGAAAGAAATTAATCCAGACAATGATATTTTATATCAAAATAAAACCTCTTGTAAAATATATATAAATGGAATCAAAATATTAGATCGTTCTGTTGAATCTCCATATAATGGTTCTTACGGTTCTGCTGTTATGAAACACAATAGATCACCATTATATGTAAATCCAGGTGATATTTTCTCAACAAACGGAAAGGAAGGAGAGAACCCTTTCAAAACTTCTGGTGATTCAAGCGCGATACTTATGGCGAATTTGTCATACTTTAATTATGCAATAAATGAAGAACAAATAACTGATCTATTTCAAAAAGAATTTACAAAAAATGGCGCTACAGTTCCAATTGATGATAGTATCACAACAGATCAATATTCTATAGCAATTGTATCAGAAGATACAAACAATGTCCCTGTGCCTTTTTAATTTTTATATTTATTTTATTTAAGTAAAAATAATACTCAAGCCATATAAGATATTTATTTGACATTATATTATAATGGGAGGAGGTCTGCTTCAACTGATTGCTGTTGGTCAAATAGACGAGTATTTATCAATTAATCCTGAATTGAGTTTTTATCAATATGTTTTCAAAAGACATACTAATTTTGCAATGGAAAGTAAACAACTTATTTTTCAAAAAAATCCAGAAATTTCTCCAGATCAAATTTCAAATACAGTAGAGTGTATCATTCCTCGTCATGGGGATTTATTGTCACAATTGTATTTTTGTCTTACATTGCCTGACATTTATTCTTCTGACGTTTACAGATTTAAATGGGTAAAACGCGTAGGAAATGTTATTATCAAAAAAGCAAGTATACATATTGATGGTCTTACTATTGACCAAACAACTGGAGAATGGATGACTATATGGAATGAATTAATACTCCCTGAAGGCGATAATAAATATGATCAAATGATAGGCAATGTTCCAGAATTACAAGAACCTGTTGCAGCAACAAAAAAAATAACAATTGTGAATAATAAATTCATATATAACTTTTATCCTGCTTCTTCGAAAGAAGGTAATATGCCACCATCGATAAATGCAAGGGAAATTGTCATACCATTAAACTTTTGGTTTACAAAAAATCCTGCATTAGCATTGCCACTATTAAGAATGTCTATGAATATAGTGACTGTCAAAATTGAACTAGAATCATCGGAAAACCTTTATCAAGTATTCTCAAGAGATTTAGAGACATACGTAAGTCCTGCTTATTATAACGAATTGTATAATGATAATATAAATCTTAGAACTTTCACAAAAGATTATTCTATTAATCCATATATTGATGCAAATTACATATTTTTGGCAGAAGAAGAAAGAAATACGCTTTTCAGAAAGGCAAAACTTTCATATCTTGTAGAACAATTGACAATAAACTCAGCACAAAATATATCATCTCAAAATTCATCTTTGTTTAATATCAATATCACTGTGAATACACCAACAAAAGAAATAATTTGGGTAACAAAAAGAGATGATTTTTATAAATACAATGAACATACAAACTTTTCAGCAGATATACCAGAAAGTACAAGAGGTATTTTAGAGAGTGCGAGAATTTATTTCAACAACAATGACAGAATTCAGACCAAACCTGCTCAATATTTTAATATGATACAACCGTATCAACATCATTCGCGTATTCCAAAACAAGGAATATATTGTTATTCGTTTGCATTATATCCACAAAAAGAGTTTTTGTCAGGATATTATAACTCTGCTTTAGTAAAAACAAATCTTTTAGTTGGAGTTAAAACAGAATATGATAATAAGAAAATAAATGATGTACTTAAAAAAATGAATAAATCAACTTATGAATATGATTATCTTGTAACTACATATTGTTTAACATATAATTTGTTTGAAATTGTTGGAAATCAAGTTGGATTGATGTTCAATGTATAAAAATCTTTATATTTTGTCAAGTTTAATACCTTCTACTTTCACAATTTTTGTTCTTTGTTGGTGTAAATCGTTATAATTAAAATGACAATTATGGTCTTGTATATGTTTTGAACAATATATATTACCACATCTGCATTTGCCAATAGCAGCAAATATTTCTAAGATTGGTTTTTTACATTCAAAACATCTCAACTTTACCATTTATATATATGGATTATTAAAAGTTTTCATTTTTTCCTTTTTTGAAATTCTATTTATCAACAAAATATTTGATACTGTTAAGAAAACCTGTTGCTTTTTCGCGAATAACTTCAGAAGGATCCTTTGTTTCTACTTGAAATTCTTCTCTTTTAGTATTATTAGTATGTATGCATTTAGTTTTTACTTCTTTTATCTCTTTCAATAAAGACTGAATACTTCCAAGAAGATAGTATAATATAAATGAAAATATTACCATTATAATGAAGAGAGTTAGATCCATTGTTTTGCTAATACTTCATGAGAAAATAAAAAATGACATAAACAATTAGAAATACTAATATTGTAAACTGAAGGTATGTTCAAGAATTATGTTTATGATCCAAAAGACCCTTCTGGAAAACATACGTTTGAAATTCATGATATAGATATTTCTATCATAAATGGTATTAGACGGGTTATACTTACCGACATTCCTATTTGTGGTTTTATTGGTGAATCAGAATCAACTGTAGAAATCTATAAAAATAATGGTCCTTTGCACAATGAGATAATGTCTCATCGAATTGGTCTTATTCCTGTTTGTTTGACAGAAGATGAAGTGGAAAATTTCGAAGACGATAGTATTGTATTTGAATTGAATATCTCAAATGAAAATATTGGTACATTAAATGTTCATTCTGGTAACATCAAAGGAAAAATGAATGGAAAAGAATTAACTCCTGTTCAACTTTCGCGAATTTTCCCAAAAAACCCTATATCAGATAGTCATATTCTAATTACAAGATTGAGACCAAGCGAAGAATTGCATTTTAGAGCAACTGTTGTAAAACGTACAGGAAGATACCACTCTGCATTTTGCCCAGTTTCGCTATCAAACTTCTTTTACATACAAGATCCAAATGTTTCAAAGACTAAAGAAGGTGTTCTTGAAAAAGAAAGATCATATTACAAGAACAAATATGGTGATGCAAATATGGTTCAATTTGAGATTGAACCTTTGAACAATGAACTTGGACCAAAGTATCTTGTAAATAAGTCACTTGAAATTATCATAATGAAACTCAAAAATCTTATTCAAAATATTCTTGAAAACAACTCAACAAAAATCAATGTAACACAGTTCGAAGAACTGGAAAATACATACGAATTTGACATTCCTGGAGAAGATGATACCATTGGTAACATTATTCAATCATATATTCATAATAAATATATCAGAGAATCTCCTAAAGAAAATGTTAATTGTTCGTATGTAGGATATCTTTGTCCTCATCCTTTGAAAGATCAACTTCTGATAAGAATCACATTGGTTGATCAGACAGACAAATCAGCATTCATCAAATTTCTGAATAATAATTGTATGGAAATTATCGAAAATATTTCACAAATGAAAAACGAATGGAATAATTTTGTAGAGAAATAAAAAGAGAATATTATTTTACACAAATAATTTATTTTTAAATAGTAAAGAACATCCTTTATTATGGAAGAACAACAGTTCAATTTAAACTCATATGAACTAGTTGAAGATGAAGAATTAGATGAGATTGAATATTTTGAGATTTTGACTTTAGATGAAATTGCACAAAAAAATCCAACATTTTTGGCATTTTCAAAAGAAGAAATATTTGACGAACTTTACAGTTTTTTTAGAAATTCTAACAAATCTGATGCCATATCAGAAATGTTCTTTAAACAAAAAAACGATAAAGACATTAGTAATTATGTTTTTATTACCGACGGTACAAGAAAATATGTAGATTGTAATGATATAGAGGATTTTGTTTCAAAATTCAATGCTTTAGAAAAAACACAATATACTGTGACACAAAATGAAAAAAATAAAATGATGTTCGCCGTCAGTTATGACAGCGATTCTAAGAAACTTCGTATCAAACCACATATGAAAACAACAATTGAAATTCATAGCGAAGATTTTGACAAAGAACTCAATATATATTATCCTGTCTCCGAACAAGATGATACAAATATACCAATAATTGCAGCATATTACAAGCGACCAACTAGTACATTAAGTGATCTTTTATCAAGAAAGATTTCTAGTAAAATGGAAAAACCAGAACTTATGAACTATAGAAATACAGATGCTTTTTTAGAACTCAATGATCTTATTAAAGCAATCAAACCAAAAATAACAGATATAATGAAATCTTTCAATATTGATAATGATAATTTTGATATGGATTATCAACATATAGATTCATTATTAAGCGAATTCAATTCTTCCCTTGACGAAATCAATGTTGAAGATTTTAAAGTTTTGAAATCACATATCGAAACCAATATGACAGATATCGAACCACAAATCATTAAATATAATAAAATAAACCTCAACGATTTGAATATACAAAACAATAAACTGTCATTTTACAGTCGATTATTTAAGACTCAAAATCCTCTCAATATTGAAGATAAATCTGATGTTGATGAACTGATCATGAAATTACAAGAGGAAAAAATGGAACTTGCGATCCCACCTTTATTGTATACAAATATGATTGATATCATAAACGCTGTTTCTAATGAAGATATAACTATTGAGGTTGTCGTCGAAAATATAATGAAAAATAGAGAAGGTGTTATATTGGATAATATAATCGATAATTTACAAAACTTTTCGAAAAATGATTTTGATAATTACAAAACAAATCTTCAAGATTTATTCGATAAATTTTCAAAATTGAAAAATATATATCATGATATGTATGAACTTCGATTTTTAAATTTTTATCACGAACATGATGAGATTCAACAATCAAATGACATGAGTTCTTATGAAGGAATTCCTGATATTTATAGAAACGAAACTACTTACGAAGGAAATACGGCAATGGACGAATATATAATTGAAGATATACCATTGATGAAATTTCAAACGGATGTAGAGAAATTTTGGTTAAAAACAAAATATAAAGACAATGTGGGTTTTGTGGAATTGTTAAAAATAGTTCTACCAATTATTCAGAATATAGAGGATATTGCAAACATAAATATAAACTTTGAACTTTTATCAGACGAATTATTTAAACATTTTGCAGGAATTCCTACAAAGATACATTTATTAAATGAGCAATTCAAGAAGAACGATATTCTCATTGAAAAAAAGGATATTGAAAAACTGGTTAAAATCAAACCAAACATTATACTAAATTCGACTGATTCAAATTTGAATTTTGTTGAAGAAGTAAAGGAATGTAACAAACAGTTTTTAGAATTGTTGTATAAAATGATTTACACATCAATTACATGGTTGTCCATTCAACTTCAATCAGATATTATACAAGATATATTGGTATTCGATGAGAATAATATTCAAATATCTTATGTCGAAAAATGGTCAGATAATGGTTTTTTGACTAATATTTCTAAAGAAGGAACACTTGCTTATTTATCTGCAATATCAGAAGATGTTTTTGCAGAAATTGATATTTATAATGTTCCAAAAAATATCATTTCAAGTTCGAAGGAGGTTATAGAAAATATATACCAAGAACAATATAAAAATCTCAAAGAACAATCTGTTAAAATCCAAAAGAAGATGAATAAAGGCGATGAAACAAGAAAAACTCTTCGTGAAAGAATACAAGAAATGAAAGATAACAAAACAGCAAGACAAAACAAGAATAATATTGAAAAGTTGTTAAATGGTTATATTGATGCTCTTATGTATATGCCAAGTTACAAGTATCAAAAAATTCATAAATTTTTGCTTGGTTGTTGTTTACAAGAGATAGGAACTAAATTTGTACCATATATGGATTTTGATAAAATGGGAAGAACAGATTTAATATCTGCCAAATTAAGTTATGCTAAAAATCGAATGACAAATAAGACAAGTTATCCTCTTTACTATATTATGTCGGATAAAACATTTGATTTAATTGATAATACAAAACCTTTTGTGCCACCAACTATGTTTTCTAGCGAAGATAAAACAGTTGATAAATGGTTGAACGAAATGAAAGACGTGTCTTTATTGTTACCATCGAACATTATTGAAGATATTCAAAATGATGCGTCAAAAGTAGAAAATAGCACTATTTTGCATTTAAAAATATTGACAAAAACTTCGGGTTATAAAAACAAGAATGATTTGAATTCTTTATTAGATACTTATGTCAGTAAATCTAATATCTTCAAATTATTACGTAAACAATTACTTTCGTTTGCAACAGAAAACACTAATGAAAAAATGTTATTGGATATGGCAATAAGCGAGTTGCAAATAATTGATCAGAAATTAAAAGAACTCACGACTTTATATAATGAATATAATGAAAAAGATATAGATATTATTCATAAATATATTTTAACGAGATCATTGTGTCTTCCTTTCAATCCAGATATTGCTCAAAATAATATTTTAAAGTCAAGCATAGAAGTTTCTGGAAATTTTGTTGAAAGCATAACAAAAAGAATTTATGTTTCTGTTGTAAAATATTTGAATGCTGTCAAAATGCCATCAGAAGAAGAAAATCTAGACTTTGTAAACAAATTAAGAGAAAAGAACAAAGAGAAAAAGTTATCATTCATGAATCAGAAAACACAAGAAGAAAGAGAATTATATGATCAATTTAAACAGATTGGAATTAAGCATGATAATTTTGAAACAGAAGATTATGATGAAGAATCAAAAGAAGATAATAAGATAATATATGATAACATAGAAATGAATGATGGTGAGAATGATTTTTTAGTACAAAATGACGACGAATATGATGACGATAATCTTGATCATGAAAACTATGGGTTTTTACACGATTAATCAAATACATATAAGTGATAAAACATATATAAAGAATAATTATCGAATAAAAATGCCTCGTAAAGCAAAACCGAAAGAAATAGTTGGGGATAATAAAAAAAGTAAAAAAAATCTTTTAAATACTATGGTGAAAAATGTAGAAAAAGATGAACATTTTGTTTTACAGTTACCATTATCACAAAACCATATTGACAATATCATAAATAAAAATAAAAACAAGAATTCTATCAATGACCCTGTACCATATGAAAAAAATTGTTGTTTTTTAGACGAATCGCACAATGCAATCGAGAAATACACTATTGGAATTGAAACGGTTGAAGAAGTAACAGAATCACATATACCAAGATGTTGTTTTTGGTGTTGTCATGATATTGAATATAAAAGTTTTGGGATGCCTATCAATTATGATACTACATGTGACACATATACAACATATGGTTCATTTTGCTCATTACAATGTGCAAATGCATACAATTTTTCAGTAAATAGGGGGAGTGACGTTCTTTGGGAAATAAACAGTATGATTCAAATGATTGGGAAAAGACATGGTATAACTAATTTTATACGACCTGCTCCTTCAAAATATTTACTAAAAATGTTCAATGGTTTCCTTTCAATTGAAGATTTTAGAAAGTTACATCATAATGATGAATCCAGTCACATATTGAATCTACCACCAATGATTTCCATACCATCGGGATACGAAGTAGTAAATACATCATATATAAAGAAAAATTCGGAATGCTAAGAAATCAAAAAAATGACTTAAAGATATAAAAATATTATCTTAAGTGTCTTAAGCAATGTCATTAAAATCTGACGAAGGAAATCTTTTCTTTTCACCATATCGCGTATCAACAATAACTTGTAATGCAAATATTTGCGACAATATTAATATTGATCTACGAACCTTGTTTAAAAATATTCAAATAGACAATGATAATGACAATTTTATTTGGATTCAGTATTTGAAAGAAAATAATGAAAACACAAGGGGGATTTATCCGAAAAAACAGAGAAAATCAAAACCAAATACAGAAAAAAAGAACAGATTCGATAATCAAATAACTGTCATTTATAGATTCGACGAATCATATTTTCCAAATGTCAAAATATTTAAAAATGGAAACATTCAATTGACCGGAATAAAAGACTTTGATCACACAAAGATCATTGTAAATCACATCATAGATGAAATTAAAAGAATCTATAGATTTGATCAAGAAATTATTGTTTCTATTGACCATGAAGATTGTATTAAAAAACTCTCATTTGGAAATTTCAAGGTTCGAATGATAAATACCGATTTCAAAATTTATGAAGATATTCAGATGCAAAATAGATTCAGTATCAAAAGAAGAGAGTTACATAATATTCTCATAGGCGATAAATACAACAATAAAAGTAGTTTTCAACCAGGTGTTTATCAAGGAGTTAAACTTGAATATTATTGGAACACAAATAATAAAGAAAAAAATGGAATATGTAAATGTGTGACAAATTGTTTTGGAAAACAAATGGGATCAGGTGATGGTAACTGTAAAAAAGTAACGATTGCTATATTCGAAAGTGGAAGTATTCTTATCACCGGTGGTATCACATTTGATCAAGTGAATGATGCATATAAATATATATGTAAAGTTATTTACGATAATAGAATGACAATAAAAAAACAAATTTCTATGGATTTAATTATTTAAAACACATGATATTGGATATATCACTTTCAAAACTATATGGATTATTTAAAATAGAATTATTTCCAGGTCGAATGGAAGTTGGTATATGTTTTTTAGCAAGTTCATTATAATGCCGAGAATATGCTACTGCATCTGGATCAACTCGTTCTCCTCTATATTCTTTTGCCCATTGTGTATTTGTATAAGGAAGATCACTTGAATACAAACCAGCATATCGCATAGGAGGTGGTATACCAACATTTTCTTCAGGAAGAATATAACTATAGTCAATATTGGAAAATTTCATATATTCTCTTTATTTTTACTCAAGGTTTTTTTTCTTTTAATTTGGAAATATCTACATATTTGTCAAACATTTCTTTTCCAATTTGCTTTGAAAGTTCTTCAGACGATACTTCGTCATTTACAATCTGCTCTCTTTTCTCCAGAAAATAGTTTAACTGATTCATATCAAAATCTTTTCTAGTACACATATCAAAAAGAACAGGATATCTTTCACAAAAAGATGCATGAGATATTTTTAACTGTTCTATTCTATCATTATGAGACACTGAACCTCCTTTCAAAATGAATTCTCTAATATACGTGATGTTTTTTCTAATTTCATTTGTTGTCATGCCATCTGCAATAAATGATTTACTGTTACCCTTAGTAATGTCATCTATTTTTCTCTTTTTGTCCATATTTAATCTATTTCAATTTTATTCTTTATATATTAAAAATTTGATCGTGTTTTATATAAGAAAACGGAAAAAATGATATAAAATTTAAATGTATCATAACACATAACGATTGTTCATTTATTTAAAATGAATACATTCAACTATCCCCAGAATTTGTATGACATTGTCAACGAGGTTCGTTTGAGTTCACAAGATTCAATTTCTACACACTATGCCACTATTCTTCAAAATGTTCTCAAAAAATACCATATGTGGCCTGCTATGCAAGTCAAAAAATTTTACAATAATAACTCTCTCGTGCTTCTTCATAACTCATACAATTACAACCAAGATGATGTGGTCGGTTTCAAACAAATTTTCGATGATTGCAGAAGTATTGTTCTTGACATGAACACAGATTCAAAGGAAAAGGTTGTTGTTTCATATGCAAACAATATCCCTACCAGGGTAAGTATTCAAGATTATGCAAAAAATATTCATGAAACTGATAAATATCAACAAGCATTCGATGGTACAATGATTACAGTTTACAACTACGACGACACATGGCACTTTGGAACAACAAGTTGTCCAGATGTTAATCATTCGAGTTTCTACCATCCAACAAAAACACATGGAGAAATGCTGAATGAAGTACTTATGAGACTATTTGCAAATAACTTTATAGATGAAGAAATTCATTCTCATGATAAAAAAGACATTGAAAATAAATTGAGAACAATCTTTACATCACATCTCGACAAACAATGTGCATATGAATTCGTACTCGTGCATCATGAAAACAAACATATCATCGACTATTCAAACCTTCTAGGTGAAGGTTACATGACACTTTGTCATATCAATTCGAAAGACAGAGTGACACTGGAAGATATCAATATTCATAATCAACCTTTGTCTTCGATCGGTATTGTTTATCCTATGAATTACGCGAATATTAACGATGCTTATAATGATATGGTGTCGTCTGAATTCTCATATGGATTTATTGTTGCAAAATATCCAGACACTGGTAAGAAACTCTTCAAAATATCACCAGATAGCATTACCTTCAAAGAAGAAACTGATCCATGCAAACCAAATATTTGGCACAATATTCTGTCCGTATATATGAAAAATAGAAAAGACTTTACTATCAAGGATTATATCAATATATATGCAACAGATATTGTTCTACCAATTGACGAACAAGGAAGAACAATGGACCCTACGTATTTGGTACACACAATGATTTCTACACTAAAAGATGTATTGTATAATCTATATGTAGCGACCACAACATACAATCCTAAAACAAACAGGTTTAAGATGAACAAAGAACTCGATTCTCAATTTCCTCCAGTGATTCGATTTCATCTTGCTCAATTGAGATTGAAACAACAATCTGATCAATATCAGCATTTTCTGAGACCAAAGGATGTGTATCAATACATTTGTAAAAACAATAACATCAAAAATATCAAACTACTCGTAAATCTTCTAGCAACAAACGGAGGATACAATATTTCTGAAAGGGCAAGCGTATGTATTACTGTTCTTAACAATGTACTTTAAATATAAATTGAGTATGTATAAACACCAGAAAACAAAATAAAAAATATTTTTTCTTTTTTCAATGGCAAAATTATATTTTCCATATCAATTTAATTAAAAAATGAATAAACAAATTATTGTAATAATCGACATGTTTATTAAGTTAAAAGAAATATATTCATTATTGTATCATGATAAAATTTACAATTTGCAAAATAAGATTATGAGGAGAAAGTATGATAATAATTCACTTCATAAAATTCGTCCAAAATATATTATTATTGAAGAAACACCAAAAATAAAAGAAGAAGATAGTTCAACTTTGGAAATTATAACAGAAGAATGCTATGAGATTGTAGAAAATTATTCATTCTCAGAAGAGGATTTCTATCATGTTAATTACAACGAATAAAAACTATTCAAAAACTTTTTGGTTTTTCAAAGATCCTAGACACTATAGGGGGGAGAGAGGGGGTCAAAAAGTAGTAAAAATGGTGCGAATCTATAGTATTTAAAGTTTTTATTTTATAAGCATATTATAAAGAAAGTAGTAAAAAATAGTCAATGGTGTTTTTTACTTGCAAATATTGTACATATTTTTCAGATAGAAAATACAATTTGCAAAAGCATATTGGTAGAAAACATTCACAAATAAATGAAAATAATGAACTTTCAAATATTGTACAAAATGTTACCCCAAATATACAAAATGTTACCCCAAACTTACAAAATGTTACCCCAAATATACAAAATGTTACCCCATGTGTTTTATCTTGTTCAAAATGTAATAAAATTTATAAAACTACAAGGCATTTGGATAATCATGAAAAAAAATGTAATAAGGTCGACAGTCTTACTTGTCCAAGATGTATGATTTCTTTTTCAAATAGACATCATAAATCAAGACACATAAAAGCCAATAAATGCAAGGCAAGAAGCATAATTCATGCTCGAACACCAAACATTCAAAACATAACGAATAATATTCATAATAATATTCAAAATAACAACTGTGTAACAAACAACAATCAGATTATTATCAACAACTTTGGATCAGAACGAATAGATCATATTTCCCACGACGAGATAGTTAAAATATTATCAAGTGGAATAAATACATTACCTTTGTATATAAAAAAGAAACATTTTGATAAGAGTTTTCCTGAAAACAGAAATATAAAATACACTATGGAAAATAAATGTAAAGTATTTGAAGATAACAGTTGGAAAGATAAGGATTTGGGATTATTGTCTTCTACGTTAGTTCAAGATAATACAGAAGTCCTTCTTTTATATTGTGATGACAAAGATAAAAAAGTGTTGAATACGATTGAAGACATTGACAAATATGAAAATATCAAAAATAAACTCTTTATTCTTTATAATAAAACTGACAACATTAAGTATAATACTATCATAACAAAAATAAAAGATCTTATTAAAAACTGTGAACTAGAAGAAATATGATAAAAATAGAAAACTTTTTGATTTTTCAACAATCTTAGAAACACTATGGGGGGAGAGGTGATAAATAAGTCAAAAAATGGTGTAGAAAAGATATAAAAAGATAAAGAAAAATCTTACTGTATATATAGTGTAGTGATAAGAATGCCATTTCCTTTCACTAAATGCCAATTTTGTGATTATAAAACTGACGTAAAATGTAATCTTATAAGACACCAGAATGCTAAACATAAAGATAAAATATGTGTTAAAACATCAATTTTAGAAGATGTACAAAATGTCCCCCCAAATGTACAAAATGTCTCCCCAAATGTACAAAATGTCCCCCCAAATGTACAAAATGTCCCCTTGTGTATTTTGTCTTGTTCAAAATGTAATAAGATTTATAAAACTGCAAGGCATTTAAATAATCATGAAAAAGTTTGTAATAAAGTTGATAGTCTTACTTGTCCTAGATGTATGATTTCTTTTACAAATAGAAAACATAAATCGAGACATATCAAAGCC